GACGGAGATGAGATTGCATCCGCTATCGGCCTAGGGAATGCTTTTTTAAGCGATTACACTTTGGACCTATCAGTAGGAAGTTTACCTACTGTTTCTGTAAGCATGGAGTGTGCTAATATAAATTCAGATAAGGCATTCACTAGTGCAACTGATATCAGTGGTGTAGAAATCCCAGCTGTTAACATTACAAACGGGGATCAAATTGCAGGAAATGTTACACTACCTAAGGCAGATGGAGGGGAATCATCTCTTGTAGCTCTTCGTCCGGGAGATGTTACAGTTAACATTTCAAACTTGGACGATGTAACTATTTCAGATATTTCCGGCGCAACAGATGCAGATGCTATCCATATACAAAGCGCCTCTTTGAGTATCCCTCTCGGTCGAAGCCCTCTTTCAAGACTAGGAACTCGTTTCGCATTTGCTAGAACTGTGGATTTCCCAGTTAACGCAACTCTTAGCGTAAGTGCTATACTTAACGAAACCACAGCAGCTAACTTAGCTACTATCATAAACAGTCAATCTGAGAGCGATATAACTTTATCAATCAAAGACCCAGAAGGCAGTTCTGCTGTTAAGATGCTTTACACCTTAAAAGGTTGCAAGATCGATAGTGAGAGCTTCTCATCTAGCATAGGTTCAAACAAGACTGTGGACTTAACATTCTCTACTCAAATTGGTGGTGTTGGTGATACCGCTAATGGAGTTTTTGTTAGTGGTGCTAATAGTGACACGGTATTCGCATAAAACAATAAAACTATAACAAAAAACCCCACCGAAAAGGTGGGGTTTTTTTATGTACGTTTATATGTTTTTTAAAATAAGTAATTAATAGGGGTCTCCAGTGTAGATCTCACCCTCAAAGCCGCCCACTTGCTGGGGCTTAGCTTCATATATATTATATTTAGCCACTAGGTCGTCTAGCTTGACCTTAGAATCGCTTGCAAGACCTTTATAGACTTTGGCCACCTCGTTACGGTTAACGAACGTCACAGCGGATTCTCCGTCCTTTAAAGACAATATGCTAGAATCGTTAGATGCGTTGGTAATACCTCTTAGAGCATTTCTAGATTGTTTGCTATAATAATTACTAAGATATAGCTCCTTATGGATGGACTGAGCCTCTGTGTCTAATACAGCGCCTGTCCCACTGAAGTCTTGATGAATCAAAGTGTTCAATTGTCCTAGATTGTTCTCCATCCAAGCTTGAACAGAGCTTGAAGTAACGACTGAAGCATCGCTATCAAACTCATCCTGAAATACATCAACAGCTAAATCACTAATAATACTCATGTACTAACTTACACTTTAATCTTCTAACTGACCAAAAGAAGTTCTTTTGTTCTGATCTTCTTTCATTCTCTCATCCCGCTTCTCTGAGGCTATATCACCTACAGACTTCAGCATATCGATAACGTCTTCAGAAGCCTCAGAAAACATCTGCTTCGGAGCAGGGATTGGAGAATTATTAGCTTGATAGGAGCGGAACTCCTTTAAAATCATATCTTTTAATACACGCCCGACATTATTAGGGTTTAATCCTACTTTGGAAGCCAACCCCCTAAGCTCAGACTTGTTACTAGTGTCAAGCTTGTTTTTTAGTTCCGCAATCGATTTTGCACCAAAGAAATTTGTCTCACCATCACCGTAAGAAACTTGTTCGAATTTATTGTCCATATTATATTATACACGTATTTTATTAAAATACAAAAAAAAGAGCCACCCCGAAGGGTGACCCTTTAAATTATCTAAGTCAATTAAGCTTGAACAATAGTTCCGACGAGCGCACGGTCATCAAGAACCATACGTCCCTCTTCAAGAGAACCAAAGTATCCAATCTTCTGTTGACGGATGCTGTACTGATCGTCAGCGATGAGGTTAAACTCACCACCATTGTCAGCATCGACAGCAACTGCACGGACGAGAGACTCACGAGAGCGGTCAAGTCCTACAACAAGATCATCAGTAGTATCCCACTGACCATCACCAGCAGCACCATAGTTGGTGGTTCCAGCAGCAGTGCTAAACAAGCTAGTGAACTTCTTGCCAACTCCAAGCTCAAGAATCTCCATGATGGAGATGCCGTAGAACTCAGGAAGTCCAGCAGAATTGTAAACAGAGTTACGAAGCTCATCAGTAGCTGCAATACCATCAGCAACAGTTCCACCAGCAGGAGAACCTTTTGTGTTGATAGGATTGTAAGCCATCGAGCGAAGCTCTTCGACAACCTCAGGAGAGACAATCAAGTCAGTAATTCCACGGGCTTGTCCAGCAGCAGGGGTTCCACCGAGGAAAGATCCGTTGATACGCTTCGAAAGAGTCATCATCTTGTTGATGTCATCGAGCAAAAAGCGCTTACCGCTAGCAGTTGAAGAAGCACGAACGTGCTTAGTGCTGTTAGTCTCAGCATCAGCGAGTGAACCCATGACGAGAGAAGCAGAAGTAGTTTCCTGCTTAGCAAGGATTTCTTGAGCAACACGAGTGAAGGTCTTAGAAACAACGTCCATGCGAGACTTAGCAGCGTAACGGCGGTCAAAACTGACTGCAGTGTCGAGGCTATAAGTAGCAACCTTAAGCTCGGAAGCTGTAGGAAGGACTTGGTTCGTAGGAAGACCACCAGCGTGAGACTGGCTGTAAACTTTCACATAGTCTTCGTCGTTGATGTCATAGTAGAGATCAAGAGGAATCGAAGGGTTGTCATCAGCGTTAAACTGAAGAGAGGTGAAAAGGTTCGAAATAGTCGGAGCGTTGTTGATAACCTCTGCAAGCACAGGTCCGATAAACTCAGCAAGAGCTACTTGGGCTTCGTAAGCGACAGTGCGATTACGAGAAGCCATAGCTTTAACCAACTCGATTTGTTCTGGGGTACGTTTTAAAGTAATTTTCATTTGATTAGTTCCTTTCTGGGGTTATTAGCCAAGTTTGATTACGTAGTAGTTACCTGCAAGTGAGTCAGTCTCTCCATTCTGGGAGGCACGAGATCCACTTCCAACAACAGTTCCAATAGCAAGTGCGCTGGTAACAGCAGCACCAGTAATCTTTCCTGCGTTAGCAGAGATTTGGAATTTAGTTCCGGGAGTAAGGGTACCATCAACTGCAGCAGCAGAAACGGTGAAAACACCCTTAGTAGCAACTGGAACAGCTTGACCGGGAAGAACAGCCTGAAGTTCAGCAGCCTTCTGTGGGTTATAAAGAAGTTTTTCGCCATTCTCGTCAGCCTTAGCGGTTTGGAGAAGGGAGATACCTAAAACTGCAGAACCAGTGGTTGCAGCTTCCATTTGGAGACCGACCTTCGGGTATTGCGCCCGTCCCACGAATGGGTAGTCAGTTTTTCCAAGGTAAGAATCAGATGCGTAAGCAACTGGGTCAGCGTTGAAGTCACCATTGGAGACTTTAACAAAAACACCAGCGTCACCAGCACCGCTATCAGTGGTGGCAGCGAGTTCGCCACCATCCTTCAGACGGTAAAGGTTTACAACATCCTCTTCACTGTATTGTCTAAATGGTAGAATACGAAGTGACATAATATTATAATAGTTGTTTTTTTATCTTGAGATTGTTACATTCTCACGGGAGAATGCGCTTTTAAATTTATCTACGAGTGACTCGTTAGAAGAGGCAACTGCCTCATTAACGTTAGAAACGTCAGCATCAGTTTGCTCTGCATTGTCGAGAGCATCCTCAACATCAACATCTTCAGTTGAAGCTTTGGAGACACGCTTGGCGACCTCCTCATCAATACGAGCTTGAATTTCTGCTTCGAAAGCCTCTTTATGAGCATTGCTCTTGTGCTTCCAAAGAACTTCCAGTTTCTCAGAGAAAGAAGCGAAAGCTTCTTCGGTCTCGTCGAGTGACTTGATTTCTTGGGCGAGGAACTCACGATCTTCATCAGCGAGAGAGAACTTAGAGTCGAGTTCGTCCATGCGAGTATTGAAACGAGCAATAGCCTCTTCAGCTTTTTTCTCGGTTTCAAAGGTAGACAAGCGCTCATTGGCCTCTTCTAGCTTTTCTTGAAGTTCAGCAACAGAAGACTTAAGGTCTTCCTGTTCCTTCTGAACAGCTTCTTTTTCAGACTTGGCAGTTTCGATATCCTGACGGTATTTCTCATCGCTCTCACGAATTGCATCAGCGAAATTGCTAGTCATGGAAGCAACAGCCTCTTCCGAAAATTTCTTTTCGACGAGAAGCTCCTTAAGTTCTGAAATGACATTTTCTGTATCCATAGCAATAATCTTTTCTTTGTTTACGTTTTTTTCTTTATTTTGTGAAATAATATCTGTACTATCGTTAGCGATTACAGATTTCTTAGAATGTTTAGGAGAGTATACACCAGAGACATCTGCCGCTGGTTTGGCAGTAAAACCAACTCCAAGAGGATAGATGTTTCCGGTTATCAAACGGTAGATAGGTTGCCCCTCTTCTGTTTGGCCAGAACCACCATAGGCTCTTAAATAAGGTTCCATTTCTTTGATCTTATCAGGATCACGAATGATAGTAGCCTCTTCTAGTTTACTACTACCAACCGCTAAAACATAATTAGTAAATCCAACTTCCCAGCTTGTTGATATCTTACCGTAGTAAGACTCATCATCTGGGTCAGTGGACCTATCAATTAGTTCAGCAAACTGTTTATTAACTGATTTATAAACAACAGCCCCCAAAGCTATATTAAAAGGTTTTTCAATATTTCCAGCTTCTTCTTTAGATATTATACGATTAGAACCGTAATCACTAAACCCTGCTGTTACAATATGACCAACTACCTTTTCTTTGTTATGTTCGATATTAGTCGGCTTATGAATGAATTGATCTGTGTAGGCTAAAGCTGTTTCGGTGCTTAGGCCGTCACCGTTCTTGTTGAACATATTTACAACTGCGGCGTTAAATGATACGCCCAACAGATCAATATTCTTCTCAAAATCTATATCATTAGGGACGAGTGATGCAAGCTCTTCTAAGGAAGCCTTTGAAACAAAAGTCTCGTTTATTTGACGAGCGCAAATTTCTGATTCAAAGAATGTAGTATATTTATAAGGCATCAGTTATTAATCTTCTTTTTCCTCTTTCTCTTCGGAGTCTTTGTACTTTCCCGCTTTTTTCATCTTCTCGATGATTGCTTTTTGCAGTGCAGGTGGAAGTTTCTTTTGATCTTCGCTCAACTCGCCTTTGCTATCATCCATCATCATAGCTCTCATCTTTCCATACTGAGCGGAACAACACTTCATAGTTTCATCCTTGTCCATGCCTTTGGTATCAACCATACATTTATCATCTGCAGCACAGACACTCATATATGATTTATAAACTCCAGCTTCAGCATCACCATATTTCTTGGCAATTGACAACTCAATTTCACCGTCTTTGACGGTCATCTCACTTTCGAGAGGTACTTCAATATCTTCAGGATTAATTTTCATTGCTATGATATAAAATTGCGGATGCATAAACATCCAAGTTATGTTTAGTGCTTACACTTAAAATGCTATCTAATGTATTTAAATCTTCGATAGCGTTAAAGTCTTGTATGCAAGCTGATAAAGTTTGTCCCCAATTCTTCTTGTCAGAAGCGCATACAATAGACTCACAAAGTTTGGTAACCATGTCACTCTGTTGCTTGTCAAGCTCCTCTGAATCAAGCTTTTCTTTCATTTGCTCTTTGGCTTGTGAAATAAGCGCCTCTACTTCGTATATAGTAGTTTGTATGTTTGAACGAGAATAGTTAGCTTCTGTTGTCGTGGTATCATTGGGCCTACCAGCAGCCTTAGGAGTGGTATTGGTTTTAGGGTCCACAGAAACCTCGTCTTCAATCATAGGCACACCCCCCACGATAGGATTGTAATAACCCTCTTTTCTTTTCTCTACAAAGTCTTTCTGTGCAGGGGCGATATCCTCAGAATTGGGGAACCTACCTGTATGAAACATATCCATACCTTGTTGAGGGGTAAGTACTCCAACTTCCATAAGTCTAGTAGCTACACGCATAAGCTGTACCTCGTCACGCATGTCAACATCTTTCATGCAAACGGTAGGGTAAGATTTAAAACCAAGACTCTTAGCGATTCTCTTAACTTCTTTCTGCAAAAAGTCGTTCATGAATGATTGCCGTGCTTCTTGGAGCCTATCTATGAATATCTGAGCCTTTACTTGTGTTGAATTATACTTCTCTTCACCTAAGACAATGTTCTGTAGACCTTGCTTGATATCTTGGTTAAGTATCTCATACTTAGCAGGTCCAAGAACTTTGTTAAGGTCTGGAATCACAAAATCTGCCTTTGTTGTATAGTCAGACACCAGAACACGACCTACTGATTCGTTTTTAAACAAGTTTTGAATAGCGTTGATGTTATTACCATTAATGCCCCCTTTTTCTGGTTCAGCGCCCATAGTGATGAGAAGAATTACATTCTCAACAGTGCGAGTGATAGCTTGGTCCATCTTCTTAAGCTCAAGCTTGGCATTGATATCCTCTAGGACTGGGTAACCAAATGGAATTGCGAATGGCTCATAATCTTGTTTTTTATAAAAGGAGAAGCTCAGGCGTTGCGGATCTAGTTTGATTTTAACGCCATCTGTGTAATAACCCCCATCATCGACGACCTTTTTTAGATCTTCGTCCAATGAATCATAAATTTGCTGATCTTCTTCTGTTTGAGGGTTCTGGAGTCTAGAAAGCTCATACTCAGAAAGGACTTTCTCATAAGCACCAATGTTAAAAGTAGAAGCTCTTTTGGCCACTATGTCGAAAGGGTTCAGCACAGCATACTTAACAGGTATCTTGTTGGCACTAGGGTTTATGGCCCCTACTTGGTTCATAAGTCTAGCGTAATCGTCAGCCTTGAATTCTCCGTCAAAACGATATATGAATATGTTCCCACTACGGTAATACTCACGAAAGTATTGGTCTTTGAGGTTGATCAAGTTGACTCTCTTAAAAAACTCTGTAAAAAACTCCCGGCTCTTCTTTGTTCCTCCTTCAAGATAAATGTCTGTGTTAGCAAACTCAGACATGATGTCTATAGCATTCCTAAACACTGCCACGTTAGCGTATGCCTTCTGGCATAGCTCTATACCTTCACGAACATGGACTCCGTCACTAGCATACTCATACGGGAGTAGACCCTTTCGGATGCTGGAGAACCTGTCTATTGTGGTTCTAACAGCAGAAGCATTCACCCTAGTAGCCCTAGTTGTTGGTGCGCTATTTGTCCTAGCCTTCGAAACATGACCATAAGAAGCATCAGATGTATAAAACGCCTCTCCCACTAGGTCCGGTGAGTAAGACTCCTCTGGCTGACTTGGCTGTACCAAATCCGAGAGACTCTGCTCTTTGTTAAACTTCTGCCAGTAATCTGATTTCTTTGTATATTTCCTCGCCATTGTAATATTATATTACACACAAAGTAACTTTCTAACTTTTAAAAGTTAAGAAATAAACATTGGAGTAAAGGTTGTCTGTATATCATCACCTTTATCTTCAAGCATATCAAAGTAAACATTCATCCCCCAGTTCCCCAAGACCACTGCGGAGTAAGAGTCTTTCCTCGCTTTGTCGGCCCCTTTTTGTTTTCTAAGGTTGGGAGGAAGATCAAAGCTTTGGGTTCCTTGTGGGGATGTTGTGACTTGCACCAAGGCGCATTGAACCTTTATAAGGTCCATCATATCTCTCTGGTGTTCTACAAAGTCAATCATCCTAGCCCCTTTGTTCTTTTCTTCCATATCTTGGTTTCTTAAAAACTTAAGTTTATCTATGGGTATGTTAGCCTTCCTCTGCATGTTGTAGTTATCATCCATAGCAGCTCCAGCAAAGTATAGGCGCTTATGGTCGAATGCGGCCTGTAGGTTCTCGTTAGCGAATCTAATCCAAACAGAGCTTGGTTTTCTCAGGAACACGAACTTCCTCTCCTTCTTATTTATGTTGTTTTTTAACTTGCGTAAGTTCTTAACGTATTCTTTCGGGTTGTCTAACTCAGCATCGACTTGACCCATCTTAAGGTTTAACTTCTTGAATGTCCCACTTTCATTACATGCATTTAGAAATTGCAAGCCTCCGTTGTAGTCACCCACAACCATCTCTATGTTAAAGTTCATCAGTAAGTAAGCCATGTATTTTATGTGGCTCTGTAAACTAGTACCAGAAACTGCGTAGCTATGCACCACAGTCCCTTTGCGGGTCTCTGGGTGGACCTTTACCAAAAGCATCGCAAAGTCGTCTGAGCTTTCACTCTCGGACCAAGAAGGGTCAAATGCCAGTATGTATTTGGATTTGGGGTCTCCTACGACCTCTACACACTGACCTTCCCCATCTGGTAAAGTACAACCCGCCATTTTGCTAACCTTAAAATACCCTGAACTATCATCAGTGAACAAAGCTCCAAACTCTCGGTCGAACTGAGCCTGACTCATTGTTGATTTAGATTGGTTGATTAAATTTTGATCATACAACTGAGGGGGCGCACAATCGTAGCTAAAATGCATAATAACTCTATGAGCGCCATCCTGCTTGTTCTCATTTAGAATTAAATTCTCATACTGCTGGTAAAGCTTAAACAAATACTCGAACTTGTAAGATGCGGAAGATAGACCTATTATTTTGTTGTTCGGCCAACGGGTTCTATCATCTTCGACCATCTCACCTTCCTCTATCATTTTTGTTTCAAGGTCGTAGACCTCCTGCCTCTCTGTGGGGTTTTCGACAACAGATAGAAATGGCATAATAACCTCATTGTATATTTTCTCAGGCATGAGGAGAAGCTCGTCAATAATCATCCTTTGGAAACGGAAACCACGGAGCTTTTCACCATCGCCTAACGGCAAGGCTCTAATACTACTAGTACCTATCTCCATAACCCATTCATCGTTCATCTTCGATGTCCTTGTGATACACTGGGATAAAAACTCAGCTTTTGGGCTTTTTGCGATATCTTCTATCT